GCTTAAAGCACGGTATATCAAGCGATAACAGCGACTCTAAATAAAGAAGATACACTCCCACTCGTATAACGGGAAGCTCGGCTCTGTTATAGGGATCGGATCACAGTCTGTAAAGATGACGGTCATATAGCCGTAATATACAGCACACACAAAGCTTAAGTCGAAAGGTTTCGATAGAAAAATCTGACAGGTCGACGCTATATACGCGCGCGTTAATTACCCCCGCATGTACCCGCAAGATTCTTATAGGGGAGGGGATGTTATTAAAGTTGCACAATCCTTTTAAGAATCGCTAGTTATTGGACATAATACTTATTATACGATTAAGTTTAGCCTAGTTTTGCCAGTATTTATTAACCTATTCTACTTTTCACTCAGTTTTTATGTGATTTAGGCAGATTAACTGAGCTTTCAATAAGTATGCAAGTAAGTATTTAGTTCATTTGTTATCGATCAAAGCTTGGTTATCGTATCATCATATCATGATGCGTTGATGCGTCTTTGCATATTTGTTTTTCTTTTTTCGCGTTCCACTTTCATTTTAAATTGAAACGATTGAACTTATGAGATTCGGTCTCAGTCTCAATTCAGTCTCAACATACAGGACGCAAACTTTGCTCGTTTCTTTGCTTTGCTTTTCCAATCTTTTTTGAACTTTTTTCGGATTGTGTTGACAGGATGCACAAAATAGTTTTAAGAGCTTGGACATGATGAATAACACTACCATAAATAAATCGTTTCACAACACTTGTATACTTAATGACATTCTTTTATTGGGTGCTGTTGAGTGTGATAAGTTTATTGACGAAAACCCTGACAAGCTAACAACTGACGACTGTGGCAATATTACTCACATAATCGGCAGAAAGGTAATCACTCCCAAAAATGCTACTTACTATGAGTTGGATGGGTATGATTCTTTCACCAAGCGAGAAAACCTTAGAAACTACTTACTTAACTCTTAAAACCAATAAACACCAAAATACTATACCATTATGAAAATCATTACCAACAACCATTATCGCCCTGTTTTATACTGGCATGAACTAACAACCAAAGAGCAAGACGAACTCAAGGACTCATACGATACAATTGAGGAAAGTACTTTCTTTAGGTACAGGCAAAGAGTCTATGACTTAGGTGAATTTACTCGCCCTTCTTACTTATCTAATGACTACATGAAAATGAATAAGTGGGATGGGATGTTTGGTGAATCGTTCTTTTCCGCTGTTGTTGTCAAATACGATAATGACTATTGCGACACAGTAAAAGTAGGACTTGCACTTTCCTAACAAATCAAAATACCAAAATAGAATGAATACTACAGACACTAAATACAACGGATGGACAAACTACGCAACTTGGCGTGTAAACTTAGAGCTATTTGATGGCGACAATGAAAAGTGGGCTTATGGCTCATCTGATGGGATGCGTGAATTTGCAGAGCTATTGATTGAGGAAAGTACAAATGAAGGCATAGGCAGAGACTACGCAATGGCTTTCCTTGACGAGGTAAACTGGCAAGAAATAGCAGAGCATTATGAAGAAGAAGAACTTGCAACCGCTTAAGACCATGAAAATCATCAATAAACTTCCAACACCTGCCGATCAAATCGAAAGAGAGACAGCAAAGCTATTCAATAGCAAGTTGTCAGTATTCCTTGGATACGCTTTTCCGCTTTTGTGTGGGATAGGCTGGCTTCTTATCTTGTTTGCTATCTTTTCATCATGAATCACACCTACATAGTAATAGACAAACAAACTGACAAAGCTGTGACTGAACTATTTAGCAAGTCATTAGCTGATCAAGTAAACACTGAAAAATATTATGTTATGACGGCTTATGATTACCTGTGCCGATTGAATAAACAAATGAAGAACTAGCGACATGAAAAGAGAGTATGAATTACTAGCTTTGGACAAACAAAATGTACCTGTTCGAATAGCTACCATAACCGAAAACTCTAAACCGAAAGCCAAAGCTACTGGTCAAAGACTGGCAAAGGCACTTGGACAAAGATTCCACACTGTACAACTTATAAAAGAATGAAAATAGAACAACCTACCGAAAACTCTCTTTATGTCACCATCGGCAACTTTACCTATTACTTTGACGATTCAATAGATGGTGAGTGTACAGTCAACAGATGGCACAAAGATGATGATGATATAAATGAACCTGAGCTTTTACAAACAACTGAAGACGAATAAATCTTATGAAACCTAGAATAGAAACCTTATTAACTTGGGGCATCTTTGCCTCTTTTACTGAAGATAAATTAGCACAGGAAAACGGATACCATGGAGCACACGATACGGAGCAATTTGAATTAGTCTTACCTGACCATGTACAAGGGAAGATATACGAATTGATAACGGAGCATCTTGAGCAAGCTGAATGCTTAGGATTACCTAGCGATATGCCTTACATATTTGAGTAATGAGCGTTACCATCTACCTAACCGACCATAACGGGCGAAAGGTTGCTTTCTTCTATCGAATAGATAGCGAGCGATACCTTACCTGTCCGCAATTAATCTGGGCGTGTCGTCAACATCCTGAGTATCAAGGCACAGCAGAATCAAAGGAGCATTTCATAGAACAAGCAAAAGATGTTATGAAACAGCTTAACCGATCACCAAAAGTTTGCAAAGATTGTGGGTTGACTTCTCCTAAAATGGAGGCACAACTTACCTGTCCAGATTGCTTAATAAATGACCAGTAACAACGAACCGACTTTTTTAGATATGAACGATTTATGCGATGATAGCCTTGAGGCTCTGATCCAACACTACCTGAAGCTTAAGCATCGGATGCCCGATAACATAAGTGTCCGTGAAAGGCTATTAGAGCTTGAGAGGGAGCAGTTCGAAAGAGAGAAACAACAGGAGGATAACCAATGAGCGTACTTACCCTTGGAATGTTTATCTTAGCAGGATTACTGATCTTCGCTTGGGCTTACGATATGTTATGAATATACCAACAGGATTATTTACCCGAACGATACACGGCTATGATGAATGGCTTAACCGATATAACCCATACGATGATGAATACGATGAAGAACTTGAAGAACACCTTGAAAAGATGCGTGAAATGGACAACATCGATGACCAAAAGGACTACTGCGATGACCACCACCTCAAATACCGAGACATCGAAGCGTATCTGTGAGCCTTTTTACGTGGACGGGCAGATGTTTTGGGATGCGGAGAACGATATAATTAAATCAGATGATAGAGTACGCAGACTTCGAACCAACTGACCTTCCGTTTGACTGGAGTGGGGTGGATCACGAGGAGATAAAACGAGGCTTTGACTTCTTTTACGCTAACAATCAGATAACCGGATTCAAGATGGATGAGAACGGCAATTATGTACGGGATCAAGACGGCAAGCTTATAGCGTATCGCACATCCAAGCAAAGACACCAACCGAAATCTTGGTTTAATAACTACTACCAATGACCGAAGAGAAGAAAGAACAAACACGAGAGTCTTTATCGAACAAAGAGAGTAAAGACGATAGGAACGGAGTGACTAAGGGCCCGACTTGGCGAATGAGGGAGTGGGGAAGAACTGCGTATCGTAACCGACAAGCAAAGCTACGCATGGATGGTGAGTCTTCATCGACCGAAGCTGCGAAACGATTACTAAGGGTCATGGCTCCAAGGTTAGGTAAGCGGGTGGATGATTTCATGTACACATTCGGAGGCAACACCGAACACACCACTCCATTGTTTCTTACCTTTGTATTGGATATGTGTCCGTATCAGATAGCTTCGATGGCTTTACAGACGCTGCTTGATAACCTCCAGTTTAATTTACCTGTTGGTAGAATGGCGTATAAGATCGGCAAAGCATTTGAGAACCAAGCAAGGTGGGACAAGGCGATGGAGCTGATGCACCCACACAAGAAAGATTTACTTGCCCTTGATGACCGATCCAAAGCGATGAAGCTCAAGCAGTTTTACGACTACGAAGAGGAACGGTTCACGCTGTGGGATACTAAGTGTAAGGCTGGTTTAGGGGCTTGGTTACTCGAAGAGATACGCATCGAAACTGGCATCTGGCAGATCGGCTTTGCTGTTGGTACTCAGAAGGGACATAAACCTGAGCGTCTGTGTGTACCAAGTGGTAGCTATACAGATTGGGTCAAACGATTTGATGCGTGGAAAGAAACTACCCGTGTATTTAAGATGGCATTACCCGACGAACCTGTTGACTGGTACGAGTTGATCGGTGGAGGGTACAGCTTAAAGCACATGCCACCACAAGAATTTTTCACAGGCAAACCGATGTCTTGGTTTAAGGAACATAAGCGTTCATACGAACATGCATTCAGTGCTGTTAATAAATTACAGAAGGTAAGTTGGAAAATTAACAAAGAGATTTTAGATATTACTCGAAAATGTTACGACAACAAGCGAGTGGTTGGAAACATACCGAACTTTAGTGAGATACCAGAGCAACCGAGGTACAATGGAGATGATGAGCATGAGTTACGGGCGTGGAAGCTGAAGCAGAAGGACATCAAGAGCGTCAACGAAGCTAACAGCAGTAAACGTTACCTGACCATCCGTATTCTACACCTCGCCAAGCTTTATAGTGAGTGGGATAAGTTCTACTTTCCGTATCGTTGTGATTACAGGGGTAGAGTGTACGCTTTACCGTATTACTTACATCCACAAGGGTCTGACTTAGCTAAGAGTTTGTTAGACTTTAGTAACGGTCAACAGGTGGTGGATGAAGAGGACTTGGAAGCGGTACTCATACACGGTGCTAACATGTGGGGAGTAAAAGGTACACGAGAAGAACGACTTGAGTGGGTAGGTAAGCGTCAGAAGTTTATATTGGAAGCTGCGAATGATCCACACGGTACAGATTGGTGGACCGATGCAAGTGATCCGTTTTGTTTCCTTCGCTTTTGTTTAGAGTTTAAGCAATTCACAGAAGAGGGGTACGGATACATGAGTTATCTACCTGTTCGTCAGGATTGTAGTAACAACGGTATGCAAATCCTTAGCTTGTTATTACGGGACAAAGAGATCGGACGTATGTGTAACTTAGTGGAAGAGGACCGAGCTAATGACATGTACCAAGAGTTTGCTGACCGTGTGTACGATGAGTTACAGGCAGACGGAGGTGTGCTTGCACAAGAGTGGTTAAGGTTTGGTATCAGCCGGAAGTTAGCGAAGCTTGCCATCATGAACAGACCATACGGAGCAACCCACTATAACTTGGTACAAGATGTATTTAAAAGTATCGGAGTGAACCACAACTGGTCATCGACTGGTGAGATGTTAACTGCTGTTATCTATTTATGTAAGATCGTGAATCGATTAGCAGATCAAACGTGTCGTCCAGTAAACAGAGTGATGAAGTTCCTTCGTGAATGTGTACGAGCATTAGGGTGCGATGAACCGATCACTTGGTCTACACCTACAGGATTCAAAGTTG